CAGATGCTCACTTCGGGTTCGTAGAATTACTACGTACAGAAAACGGTAGACAGTATGGTCTAAATATAAATAATGGTGCTACAGTTACAACTCTTACACGAGCTACACGTATCAAGATACAGAGTGATACTCTGAACGAAGGTGATGGTACAGGATCATGCCCCGGTATCGGCACACAGGTATTTAGCGTAGACTCAGGATCAAAGAAAAACTTAATATTTAGACTTAATACTCTGGGTCAACAAGGTATTAGCCCCAACTACAGTGCTAGTCAGAATGGCCCCGGTGGTAATAACTACAGATGTAGCTACAACAGAGAGGTTGTTCTTCTACATGGTGGTGAAGGTTGGGTTACAGGTGATACAACAACTGTAAGTATGGAGGGTTTTAGTTACACTATACGTGTTGAAGACCACGAATCTACCGAAGTTAATGCTACAATTTCTTCTAATGGCGACGGTCTTGTACGACCAGAGCCTACCCCTTTTAATGCTGATACAGCTGTTACTGCTGATACTATTCTTGGTGGTATTATAGCCGAACTACCTAGTGGTGTAACAGGTAAAGTTATAGGAACAGGTATATATTTATCCAGTACCAACCCATTTAGTGTTGAAGTTGTAGAAGAAGATCTTATGCGTGTTATGCAGAGTTCTGTTAACGATGTAACAAACTTACCAAACCAGTGTAAGCATGGTTATATAGTTAAAATCTCTAACTCTCGTATGGCTGAAGAGGATGATTACTATGTACGTTTTGATGGAGAAAACAATAGAGATGGATCTGGCTCGTGGTCAGAGTGTGCAAAGCCGGGTATAGCTAAAACACTTACCAATATGCCACTAGTCATACAACGTACAGCTACAACTACATTTACTGTTAAACAGTTTACATATCAAGATAGAGTGGTAGGTGATGATTCAACTAATCCTTTACCCTCGTTTGTAGGTGGACGTATTAACAAAGTATTATTTTTCCGTAATAGATTAGCACTGCTGTCAGGTGAGAATGTTATAACATCTAGACCGGGTACATTAGGTAATCCTGACTTCTTTATTGAAACAGCTTTAACAGTATCATCTAGTGATCCTATTGATATTTCTGCTGCCTCTATGTTTCCATCTGAGTTATTTGATGGTATAGAAACGACCACAGGTCTTGTAGTATTTAGTACAAACCAACAGTTTTTACTCTCTACTGATTCTGAAGTATTAAATCCAGACACAGCAAAGTTACGAAGTATATCTACATTTAATTATAATGAAACTATACCCCCAATATCTCTAGGTACAACACTTGCATACGTTGATAACTCTGGTAAGTTTAGCCGATTCAATGAAATGGCAAACATACAACGTGAAGGAGAACCGAGTATAGTAGAGGTAAGTAAAGTTGTACCCACACTAATACCAAAAGACATAGACTTATTAACAAACTCTAGAGAAAATGCTATAGTTTTGCTTGGTAAGACAAACTCAGATACAGTCCTTGGTTATAAATATTTTCAAGTATCTGAACAAAGACAACAGGCTGCATGGTTTAAATGGAAGCTTAACAATCCATTGATATATCATTTTATTATTAATGATGAGTATTTCTTTTTAGATAGTGATTACTATTTACAAAGTGTAAAACTGGTGCAGACTGAAACAGACCCTAGCATAGTACAAGATAATGTCGACTTCTTATTACATGTGGATAATCATACTACTGTTAGCGGCGGCAGCTTTAACTCAACTACGAATATAACTACCTTTTCTGGTGTTAGTTGGTTGAATACAGTTACCACACCTAACCATGATCTAGTTGTGATTGACACAAATACTAACTCAACACGAGTTGGTCGATACGCAAAACCTACAATTAATGGCACGAGCTTTACCTTACCCGGTAACTGGTCTGGTGTCACACTTACAATAGGTTATTTATATCCTTACGAAGTTAAGTTTCCAAAGTTTTACGCAACTAAAGCTTCTGGTCAAACTTCTGTAGCTGATCTAAACTCTTCGTTAGTTTTACATAGAGTTAAAATACATTTCGGTAAAGTAGGGTTATATGAAACCACTCTTGAACGTGTAGGTAAAAATGATTATACAGAGGTGTACGAGTCTACAGAACTCGACGAGTATGATGCTTCAGATGCACCTTATTTAGAGGAGCACATACAGACTGTTCCTGTATATGAAAGAAACACAAACGTTGATATAATACTTAAATCATCACACCCTGCCCCTGCTACGTTACGTGCGTTATCATGGGAAGGAGATTATTCACCCAAGTTTTACAAACGTGTCTAATTACATACACCCACTTACATTGGAGGCTGCTCAAGAAGTGGCCTCTAACCTACGTCCAGATGACCTCAGAGAGGTAGAAGAGGGTCATGGGATAGATCATACCACCCTTCCATTTCTAATGACTCACAACCCCTCCTACGTGTATTTCACAGTGCCTGACGGCAAGACTGCTGGCATGGCCGGAGTAGGAAAAGAAGGTGATATATGGATGCTTTGCACTCCAGAGATACACCGATACCCGATTACATTTGCAAGAGAAGCCAAGCGGTATGTCGATAGCCGACCAGAGCGTCTCCTTTGGAATATAGTCGATAGCAGAAACAAAGCACATTTAAGACTGCTCAAGTTTCTAGGTTTCAAGTTTTTACGTAAGTTAAAACATGGGCCAAACAATGTAACATTTATTGAATTTTGCCGTGTGCATGGATGCTAACGCTGGGGCTAGAGCCCAAGCTAGAGAACGAGCTCGTCAAAAAGACGCAATTTATGCTCAAGAAAAGTTAAAGTTTTTTAACAAAGAAACTCAGCTAGACAGATCGCTAAACAGAAACATAATCGGTTATAGTCGTGACTTAGCTGACGCTGAAGTAAAAGCATTATATACAGCTGGTCAAGGTAGATTAGCTGTACAAGACGTTGCCCGTAGATACTTTGCAAACAAAAGTGTAGATGAGGGTGGACGTGCAAGAACATTTGGTGCTAAAAAGTATCAAGCATTATTACAAAAAAGAGCTGAAGTTGACAGTATTGTCGATAATATGTATGGTAGAAACATGGCGTATGCACAAGAAGGTGCAAGACGTAAGTATCTAGCTGCTAACGCTCAAGCAAGAGAAGCATTAGGATTACCAGCAAGCTATGGTGCTCCTGTTATGTTACCTCCAACAAACAGACTTGGTGGTGCTTTGCAAATAGGTATGCAAGTAGCAAGTGTAGCGGCATCCGTTACAACTGCATTTCCGGGATTTACTGCTGGTCTAAAATCAGGGGTAGGAAACTTTTTTAATCCACTTAGTTCTGCTAGATTAGGTCGAATAGCTACACTACAAACAGGTATTCCAAGCAATCCGTTAGGTGGTGGCCCGATAGCTTCAGACATAAAACTCAAAGAAAATATAGTAGAAGTTGGTTTATCACCACAAGGCTATAAGATATATGAGTTTAACTATAAAGGATTTAAAGATAGATGGCGTGGAGCTATGGCTCAAGATGTTGTCGTAAAAAATCCTATGGCTGTAGGTATAGATCAAAATTATCTAACTGTCGACTACAGTAAAATAGACGTTAATATGGAGCTAGTATGACAGATTCATTTTCCCGAGTTATAGGTACGCCTCGAGACGAGCTACCTGAGTTAGACAATTATGAAAGAACAGAAGCTGATCTAACACAGAACGTTAATGATAGAATAGATGAAAATATAGTAGATACAAAACAGTTCTTTGACCAGATGGTAAATATTGCTGATTTGCAAGCAAGGAGCCGTGATAACAATTTAAATGCACTAGCACAACTTACAGGTAAAGTTGCTGAGTTTGTAGATATTAGAAAAAGAACCGAGTCTGTACGTGAGAATATTAGACAAGCTAATCGACGTATGGAGCAGGCTGATAAATCTCTTGAACTTTTAAACGAAGATGCGTATAAGTTTGAAGATGCTAAGTTTTACAATGAAGTCGCTACTGATAAAATAAAAAGTGCTGAACAAAAAGATTTCTTAACTGTTCTTGACCAACCAGACGGTACAGAACTAACTGTTAGGCAGTTTAAACAAGCTGTGATTGATGATGGTGGATTCTATGGTGGCATCAATGAAATGTTATATAAAACTGGTTGGGATAAGATTGAGACTTTAGCTGAGGCAAAAGACCTGTATGCAGGGTCTGAAGAGATAGCAGTTTTGTCTTTATTTGTAGAAGCAGAAAAACGTGGCATAGATACAGATAGCCCACAGTTTAGAAGAATGTTTCGTAATCAACTGTATCCACAAATGGTTGCTCGTAAAGAGAATACCCTACAAGCATGGGAAGGTAGACGAGACAGGCTTGCAGGCGAAAGAGCTGATAAAAAATTACAGTTTGACATTAAGGATACTATACAAAGTTATACACCAGCTGGCCCAAATCAAGCTGAGTTTCAACCTAATATTGACGGCCCCGGTGGTCTAATTGACCGTATTATGTTACGTAGAAATCTTACAGGTAACGAGGGTCGTAAACGAGCTTACCAGTTTTTAGGTACAAGTGTTGCTACACAAATTAGAAATGGTGACATGTTACCTACTGATGGTGCAAATTTTAAAGATGTTCTTAGATTTACAAGTAAGCAACAGCAAGGCAAACAGGTAGCTTTTCATGAATTACAAATTGGTAACAACGATCAGTTTATTGATTCAATAATTACAGATATTGATAGAGCTATTGATGCTGTACAAATAGATCCTGACGTAAAAGCCAAGAAAGCTAGTGATAGATTTTATCAAACTCAAGTACTACCATTACTAGAAGAGTATGGCAGTTTTGATGATATACCACCAGAACAATATGCTGACTTAGAAACAGCTTGGGCTAATGATCCTACACTTAGGTTTGAGCCATTTCCAGAATACATAAAAGGTGGTTACTCTAAAACTCAAACAGGTAGTAGATTTAGTAATCGTGGTTATTCTAGTCGTGTAGGTAAAGGCGATCCATATGCTAGCTTTAAAGAAGACCTTAAAAATGATTTTGCAACAGAATTAGCTCTAGGAGCAAAAGGTTCAGAAAGTGGTTATAAATTAAATACACTTGAAAATTTTGAAGTAGATAAAGCTTATGGTGAGTTTATAGAAATTTATGAGCTAGAAAGAAAAGATAACCCTAATGAAAGTGACGCAGTTTTATTTGATAAAGCTTATAAAAAGGTATTTAAAAAACTGAAAGCTAGAGACTATAGAGAAGAAGAACAACCATATATAACAACACAAGTTGATATGGCACAGATAGCTACAAAAGTTTTATCAGATCCGTCTTTATTAGATGCCGAAGGTTACTTATCTTTACACGAACTACCTCAACTAAATGAAGCTAGACTTTGGTATCTTAGAAAAAGAGCTGATATACCACAGTTTTGGAAAGACTTAGCAAAGAAAATAGGAGCGGATCCTAGAATATTGATGAGGCAAAGATTGACTGCAACTGGTGGTTATGATCCTAAGACAATGAGAATTGTAAAAGATAATCCTTATCCTGAGCTTAACGAGTTCCAGCTTGCAGACTTGCAGCGTAACCCTACAGCACATAAAGGTATCAGGCTGTTCTATAAAAGAGATGGTAACTCAGCTGCTGTAGTTATTGACGCATCTAGAATAAGAGATAAGGATGGTAATTATCGGGAAGATGGATACTATGAATTTGGTAGAAACGGTGGTGCAAAAAATCCAAGAACTGGTGGTGACAATCTTGACATGGCTAGCGTTGAAATGTTAGCCAAACGAGGTGCTACTGGCTGGGGACGATATGGATTTACCTCTGGTGAAATCAAACTAATTATGGCATCAGGTAAGATAGATAGAAATGCTAAATTTGATGAAGATACACAAACTCAAATGTTAGCAGTATTATACGAAAAACAATTAGAACAGAAGAACGCTATTCGTGGTGTTGCTATAGATGGTAAAACATTTTGGCGACTAAATGATTTGACTGCGAGAGAAAAAGAAGCGGTAGAAGAGTTCTTCCCTGCACTAAAAGAGGCAGATTTATTTGGCAACTGGGCTACAATGTCTCAAGATCTTATTGATATAGTCTTTTCACCTAAGAAGGCTAGAAGAGTTGTCGAACCTAAAAAACAAACTAGACGTGGTAGACGTTAATGGCTGAAGAGTATACACTAAATTTTGATAAAGACGATCTGGAAGCGATGCAAGAAACTGCTCAAGAAGCTACAGAAGCCTTTATCCAGCGTAGAGAAGAAGAGCGAGTCGATCAAGAAGCTTCAGAGCAAGTCGAGCAGCAAGCTGCCGACGTAAAGTTCGACCCTCGAAACGCTGAAACATGGGGAGCTAAGGCTCTCATCAAAGAAGGTCAGTCCATTTTATCTGGTGGACTACAAGATACAGCCTCGTCACTTGCTACATTTCCAGAGCGTACAGTAGATGCGTTGTCTGGCGAAATGCAGCAACAACGAGAAGAAACAGGTGAGTATAGACCAGACTGGACACCTTTTGGTGCATACGATAACCCCATCGAAACACATACATGGTGGGGTAAACAGTTACGTGGACTTGTACACTTTGGATCTCTTGCGGCTGGTACGATACTAGCAGCAAAAGGTGCAGCCGCTACTGGACTTATAACAGTACCAGCTGGACTAGCAGCATTTGCTAGTAGCAGCCTTGTTAGAGGTGCAGCTGTTGGAGCTGTATCTGACCTTATATCAAAAGAATCAGATGAACAAAACGCATTAGGTGCATTACGTGACCGATATGGTTGGGTAGATACACCTCTAGCTACAAAAGACACAGACCATCCTGTTATGATGAAAGTTAAAAACATCGTAGAAGGTATGGGTATAGGTCTTATATTTGATGGACTTGCATATGCCTTAAAAAAAGGTAGTAAAGAGTCTGTAGATCAGATTGTAAAACGAAATAAAAGTCTTAAGAATCAGCATATACAGGCTGGTATTGCACAACTAAGACAGGGTGATGCTGAGTTTAGAGCAGACAAAAACTTACCACTAGCAGAACCACATCAATCTGCACATATATCAGAAGTAGAACCACAGGTAGCTAGAGAACAGCTATCTAAAACTCGTACAGACTGGGGCTCAGAAGAAGGATCTACAGGTAGTGTAACAACACCAGTAGAACGTGAGCGCATAGCACGAGAAGGTGCAACAGATGATGAAACAGTTGAACGTATTTTACGTGGTTTATTTAGTAGTGAGAAGTTTGCAAAAGAATTAGAAAAAGCAAAAGGTAGTAGAAAAGCTTTAGCTGCTACATACAGAGAAGCTATTGAAGCACATCAACGTATTACACAGGGTAGAAATCCTGTAGATATGTCACCAGAAGAATATCTAAAAGAGCTGTTTGAAACTAACGATGTTATTGATGGTTTTGAAAACTGGACATCTAAGAACGTAGTTGTTGCTGACCTTGTACTAGGTACACTAATGAAACAGCTACGTGATACTGGTATTGCTGGTAGAGAAATAGCAGACTTAGTTGATCTAAATGACATAGATGGCCCAGCTAAACAGATTGTAGATACTATGCTAACTGCATTGTACCAAACAAAGAAAGCAAGATTTATCAAGTCTGACTCATTTAGAGCTTTGGGTGCTGGTAAAGCCAGAAAAGAAGCACTAGAAACTGTAGTAAAACAAGAAGTAGAAGATGCAAAAGAAGCTATAACGTCTGTACTAAATCTTGCAAAAGATGATGCAGATGATAACTTACTGAACGCATTATTTGAAGCATTTTCTATGATGGATGACGTTAACTCACTTGACGACTTTGATAATCTTATGCGTACCTTGTTAAAAGGTGGTAAATTAAAACCTAATGGTGTAGATCGTACTGGTGCTATTATTAGAGAACTAGAAGGTGTAATGACTAATAGTATTCTATCTGGCCCTAAAACTCCAATGCGAGCTATTATGGGTACATCAACTGCAACGTTACTAAGACCTCTTGCAACTGCGTTAGGTTATGCTGTAAAAGCACCATTTACTGGAGACACTCGTGGACTAAGAGCAAGTCTTGCAGCTGTCAACGGTATGGTAGAAGCTATACCAGACTCATTTAGAATATTTAGAACAAAGTTAAATTCTTACTGGAAAGGCGATCTAAGAACTATTAAGACACGTTTTTCTGATTATACAAGAGGTGATGATAACTGGGAGATACTACGTAGATGGGCAGAAGATAGCGGTAGAGCTACACCCGGAGAGCAAGCAGCCTTTCGTATGGCTAACATGGCTAGGTCTATGAACAATAGCAACTTGTTGACATACTCTACAAAGATTATGGCTGCAACTGACGATGCCTTTGCATATGTATTAGGTCGTGCTAAGATGCGTGAAAAGGCTATGCGTAGAGTTATGGAGCTACAAGAAGGTGGCTACAAAACACCCAAGGTAACTAAAGAGTTAATGAGAGCATACGAGGATGACTTCTATTCACAAGTCTTCGACTCTGCTGGTAATCTTACAGATGAAGCAACTAACTTTGCACGTAAAGAAGTTACACTTACACAGGAACTTACAGGCTTTGCAAAGGGTCTAAACGATGTGTTTACAGCTACACCACTAGCTAAACCATTCTTTTTGTTTGCTAGAACTGGTGTAAACGGACTTGCATTGACAGGTAAGTATACACCCGGTTTTAACTTTTTAGTCAAAGAGTTTAACGACATTGCATTTGCAAACCCAGCTGATCTAAGCAGTGTATCTAAGTATGGTATATTTACTGTTGAAGAGCTAGCTAACGCAAGAGCTTTACAACAAGGTAGACTAGCAATAGGTTCTGCTGTAGTATTTATGGCTACACAGGCATGGATGCGTGGTGATCTTAATGGTAATGGCCCTGTTGATAGACAGAAAAGACAGATGTGGCTTGATGGTAAGTGGGAACCAAGGACAATTAAACTAGGTGCTGTACGTGTAGGTTACGACCAATTTGAACCATTTAACCTTATCATGTCTACAATTGCTGACGTAGGTGATGCAAGCGAACTTATGGGTGAAGAGTGGACAGAAAACGAACTAGGTAAAATATCACTGGTTGTAGCACAAGCTGTAACAAGTAAATCATACTTAGCTGGTATACAATCGTTTGTAGATTTATTTGGTGGTAGACCCGGACAAGGCCCACGTATTGCAGCAAACTTACTTAACAATACTGTACCGCTAGCTGGTTTACGTAACGAACTAGGTAGATTATTTAACCCATACATGCGTGAGATTGGATCTGGTGTCAGACAGTCTATACGTAACCGTAACCAAATAACAGAGGCTCTTGCTAATATAAACCCATTAGCTAAACCTTTACCGATTAAGTATGACATGCTCAATGGTAAACCAATTAAAGATTGGGACTTTATGACTCGTGCATATAACGCTATTAGTCCTATATCTCTTAATCTAGATCAATCAGAAGGCCGCAACTTTCTATTTGATAGTGGTTATGATTTACGTTTATCTACATACTACGCACCTGATAGCACAAACTTAACTGACCAACCAGAAATTAGATCTAAGTTTCAACGAGCTATAGGTTTACAAAACTTAGAACGAGAGCTAGATAAATTAGCAAAAAATCCAAAAGCTATTGCATCTATGAAACAGATGTATAATGATATTAGAACTGGACAACGTGCTGATTTTAATGCTAGAGATTATTGGCATAACAGAGCCATAGATAGATTATTCCAAAGAGCACGTAGAGTTGCATGGGCATCTATTAAGAACGATTCTGATATACTTAAGCTGATAGAAGAGCAAAGACGTAAAAATGTAGCACAGTTACAAAAACGTAATACAACAGCTAACATCCTCAACATATACAAATAAATGGCAACAACATTCGTAGATTATACTGGGGATGGAAATGCGACAAAAGCGTTTTCTTTCCCTTCTATACAGGAGTCTGACGTAAAAGTAGAAGTAGATGGTGTCGTAAAAACATCAGGCAGCCACTACAATATTACAAGCTACACTACTACAGGTGGTGGTAACGTAGTCTTTACATCAGGCAACATACCAACTAGCCCATCATCTATACGTATCTTTCGTGATACAGATGTAGATAGTGCAAAGGCTACATATACGGCAGGGTCATCAGTTAAGGCAGCTGACCTAAATGCAAATCATGAGCAGTTATTGTTTGCTGCACAAGAAGAACAAAATCAAACAATACAAACAAGCGATATAAAAGATGGTGCTATCACAAGTGCTAAAATAAAAGATGGTACTATAGTAGCAGGCGACTTAGCTAGTGACTCAGTTACAACAATTAAAATAGCTGACAATGCTGTAACAATGGCAAAGCTAGGTAGTGGTGCATTACCTACAGACATAACAGTTGCTAGTGCTAATATTACAGATCTTTCTGTAGCAACAGCTGATATTGCAGCAGACGCAGTTACAGGAGCAAAGATCGCAGATGACTCTATTAATTCAGAGCATTATGTTGATGGTTCTATTGATAATCAACATATAGCAGGGCAGGCAGTAACAGGAAATAAGATTGCTGGCTCAACTGTTACAAGTAGTAACTTAGCATCTAACTCTGTTACATCTGCTAAAATTACAGATTCAAACGTAACAACACTTAAAATAGCAGATAACGCAGTTACTATAGGTAAGATTGGCTGTGAGCAAACTACAATAACTGACAGTGACTCACACCTACCAACATCTGGTGCTGTCGTAGATTATGTGGCTGCACAGCTAGAACCATTTGGTGGCTTTGAAGCTATAGCTAACGAGGTATCATTTCCTAATACACAACCAGTATCTGGTGTTGCTATCAGTATAGCAGACGCAGCTGGCATAGTTGTAAACAGTAGTGGTGTTAGTACAACAGGCCGCACACTTAATGGTACAACTGTTACAATAAACAACATACCTTCTAACTTTCATAGTTCTACTATAGCTACAGGTATACGTTTTATCGTG